CGAGGCGCTGCGGCAGGTGCACATCCCGCACTACCGGGCCCTCATCCTCCGCAAAACTTACCCGCAATTGACCGACCTTGTGGACAAAAGCCAGCTGTACTACCGCCGGGCATTCCCCGGGGCGCAGTACAACGCCACCAGCCATGTGTGGGTGTTCCCCAGCGGGGCGAAGATTTATTTTGGCTCCCTGCAGTACACCAAAGACCGGACGAACTATCAGGGCAAGGCCTTTGATTTTATCGGCTTTGATGAGCTCACCCACTTTGAATGGGAAGAGTACAGCTACCTGATGAGCCGCAACCGCCCTACCGGCCCGGGCACCCGGGTGTATCTCCGGGCCACCACCAACCCCGGCGGGGTGGGGCACGGCTGGGTCAAGGCCCGGTTCATCACACCGGCCCCGCCCGGTACGCCCATCGTGGAAGAATACCCGGTGCGGATGCCGGACGGCACGGAGAAAAAACTGAAACGGGCGCGGGTGTTTATCCCGTCCAGCGTGTTCGATAACCCGGCCCTGCTGGAAAACGACCCGGATTATCTGGCGGCTCTGGCCAGCCTGCCGGAAGCGGAAAAGCAGGCCCTGCTCTACGGCAGCTGGGACAGCTTTCAGGGGCAGGTGTTCACCGAGTGGCGGAACGACCCGGCCCACTACGACGACCAGCGCTGGACCCATGTCATTGCGCCGTTTGCAATCCCGAAGCACTGGAAAATTTACCGGGGTTACGATTTCGGTTTCTCCAAGCCGTTCTCGGTGGGATGGTACGCGGCGGACGAAGAGGGGCGGCTCTACCGCGTCAAGGAACTGTACGGCTGCACCGGACGCCCCAACGAGGGCCTGCGCATCGACCCGGTGGAGCAGGCAAGACAAATCCGGGAAGTGGAGCAGAACGACCCGCTGCTCCGGGGGCGGGTCATTCAGGGCATCGCGGACCCTGCCATCTTTGACGAGAGCCGGGGCGAGAGCATCGCGGCGATGATGGAGCGGGCGCCCAATTTCCTGCACTGGCGGCCCGGCGACCACACCCGGCTGGCGGGCAAGATGCAGTTCCACTACCGGCTGGCCTTTGACGGGGAGGGCAGGCCGATGTTTCAGGTGTTCAGCACCTGTCGGCATTTCATCCGGACCATCCCGAACCTGGTGTACGACGAGAGCAATGTGGAGGACATCGACACCCGGCAGGAAGACCACATTTACGACGAGTGCCGCTATGTGCTGATGGAACATCCCATCGCGCCGCCCCGGCAGAAGACGGTGCCGCCCCTCCGGGATGACCCGCTGGAGCTGCGGGGAAGACCAAGATTTTACAGAGTGTAACCTCTCAGTCTCGCTGCGCTCGCCAGCTCCCCTGACAGGAAAGACTCCCTCCGGCCGGAGGGAGATGGCGCTGCAAGCGACAGAGGGAGGATGGCCCTTGGCAGGTCGGGCCACTGCACCAGACCGCGAAAGTTTTTGAAAATACGAAAAAGAGTGGGCCCCGTGACAGAGGGCAGAAAGGAGATATTTTGGTTGATTTTGAGAACAAGCCGCCCATCGGGGCGGAGGAGGTGGCGCGGGCAGAGCAGATCCTGCAGAAGTACAAGGTCGGCAAGGCGGCGCTGGACCAACGGCTGGTGGACAACGAGCTGTGGTTCCGGATGGGGCACTGGAAAAATTACCAGAACCCCATGATGGAGGGCAAGCCTCAGCCGTCCAGCGGGTGGTTGTTCAACTCCATTGCCAACAAGCATGCTGACGCCATGGACAACTACCCGGCCCCCAATGTGCTGCCCCGGGCCCCGGACGATGAGCAGACCGCGCGGGTGCTTTCCAGCGTGCTGCCTGTGGTGCTGGAACAGGCGGACTATGAGCAGGTGTACAGCGACACTTGGTGGCGCAAGCTCAAGCAGGGCACCGGCGTCAAGGGGGTGTTCTGGGATCCGGAACAGCGGGGCGGTGTGGGCGAGATCACGGTGCGGCCCATGAACTTGCTGATGCTCTACTGGGAGCCGGGCGTGGACGATATCCAGGCGTCACCCAACTTTTTCTCCCTGAGCCTGGAAGATACGGACCAGCTGACCGAGCGCTGGCCCCAGTTGGAGGGCCACAGCACCAGCGCGCTGGAGGTGCCCCACTACCTCCACGACGGCGGGCTGGACACCAACGGCAAGAGCGTGGTGGTGGACTGGTACTACAAAAAGCGGAACGCGGAGGGCCGCCGGGTGCTCCACTACTGCAAGTTCTGCAACGGGGTGGTGCTCTACGCCAGCGAGAACGACCCGGAATACGCCGGACGCGGTTTTTACGACCACGGCCAGTATCCGTTTGTGTTTGACCCGCTGTTTGTGGAGGAGGACAGCCCGGCGGGTTTTGGGTATATCGACGTGATGAAAGAGTGCCAGACCGCCATTGACCGGATGAACCACGCCATGGACGAGAACGTCCTGCTCTCCTCCAAACAGCGGTATGTGCTGAGCGACGCGGCGGGGGTGAACGAGGAAGAGCTGGCGGACTTCTCCCGGGACATCGTGCATGTGGTGGGGCGGCTGGGAGACGACAGTTTCCGGCCCTTACAGACCACCGGCCTGCAGGGCAACAGCCTGAGCTACCGCAACAGCCGCATTGAGGAGCTGAAAGAGATCAGCGGCAATCGGGACATGACCCAGGGCGGCACCGCGGGCGGCGTGACGGCGGCTTCGGCCATTGCGGCGCTGCAGGAGGCGGGCAGCAAGCTCTCCCGTGATATGCTCAAGAGCGCTTACCGGGCCTTTGCCAAAGAATGCTACCTCATCATGGACCTGATGCGGCAGTTCTACGACGAGGAGCGCGTTTTCCGGATCATCGGGGAGACGGGCCGGAGCGAGTTCGTGTACTTTTCCGGCGCGGCGCTCCGGGCACAGGCCCTGCCCGGTGTGGGCGGTGTGGAGCTGGGCAGCCGGGAGCCCATTTTTGATATCGTGGTCAGCGCGGAGAAGAAATCAACGTTCAGCCGCCTCGCCCAGAATGAGACGGCAAAAGAGTGCTACCAGCTGGGGTTCTTTGCCCCGCGGAATGCGGACGCGGCATTGGCGGCGCTGGAAATGATGGATTTTGAGGGCATTGAAAAAGTCCGCCAGCGGGTGCGCCAGAACGGCACGCTGGCCCAGAGGCTGGAACAGCTGCAGAGCCAGCTGGTGCAGTTGAAACAAGGGCCTCTGAGCGGCCCGGGAGAGAACCTGAGCACGGCGGCAGCGGCAAGAGCGATGAAAGGAGCGGTTTCATGATCAAAGTGACCTATACCGAACTGGACGGCCCCAGCGGCCCGACCCTCCGGCTGGAAGCGGCGGGCCATGCGGGCTATGCCCCGGCCGGGCAGGACATCGTGTGCGCCGGGGCAAGCACCCTGATGCAGACGCTGGTCTATCTGCTGGCCGGGGAGAAAAGTGCCAAAAGCGATGCCTGGGACGAGCCGGAGGGCCCGCGCCTGGCCGTGACAGCGGCTGCCCCGCGGAAGCCCTGGGTGGAGGGAGCGTTTGAATTTGCCAAGGCAGGTTTTGCCCTGCTGGCAGAGCGATACCCGGACAATGTGCGCTTTGCGGACCTGAGCGGCCGCGGGGAGCAGTGCATGGTGGACCTGCAGCTGTTTGCGGAGGGGGAGGGCGGTGCCGCCTCACCGCCTGCTTCTGCTCCGGCGCTGAGCCGCGCCCAACAGCAGCAGGCCATTGCGTCGGGCACGATGAAAGCAGCGGAGGCAGAGGCCCCGGCGCAGCCGTTGCGGGAAACGGCGGCAGAAGAAGCCGGGGAAACAGAGCAGCCGGAACCGGCGGCAGAGCCCACAGCACCGGAAGTGCCGGAAACACACCTGCCGCCCCGTCTGCCCGCACCGGGCCGTGGTTTTGTGGAGCAGCTGCACGCCCAGTGGGCGGCGGAGGAAGCCCTGCTGCGCCGGGACGTGCCGGGCTTCTCCCTGAAAGCAGAGCTGCGGGACCCGGAGATGCGCCGCCTGATGCAGCTGCCCGGGATGCGGCTGGGGGATGCCTACCGTCTTGCCCATTACAGCGATGCCCTGCGCCAGACAGCCCGGACCGTGGAGCAGGGGGTGGTGGAGCGGATCCGGCAGCGGGCCTCCCGCCCGGCGGAAAACGGCACCCGCCCCGGCAGCGCGGCGGTGACCAGAGCGGACGTGGCCAGCATGACCCGGGCCCAGCGGGAAGCGCTGGAGCGGCAGGCGCTGCATGGGGTGCAAATCAAGTTTTGACCTCTCACCGCTGCGGTCTGGCTTCGCCAGCGCCTTGCGGAGCTCCCCTATCAGGGGAGCCAGGAATCAATGGAAGAGGGAATTCCCTCTTTTAAAAAGCATTTTACTGATACAGAAAGGACAAACAACATGAAAAACTACGAAATGAAGATCGATCTCCAGCGGTTCGCGGATGCGTCGGCCAGCCTGAACAACACCACGGCCACCATGACCAAGGAGATGAAGACCTTTTACGAGAAGCGCCTCATCGACCAGGCAGAGCCCCGCCTTGTGCATGACCAGTTTGCGGACTACTACCCCGTGCCCCAGAACGGCGGTAAGACCATTGAATTCCGCAAGTACGACAGCCTGCCCAAGGCCTCCACGCCTCTGACGGAGGGCGTGACCCCCAACGGCCAGACCCTGAACGTGACCACGATCACCAGCGACCTGCACCAGTATGGCGGCTGGACCCCGCTGACCGATGTGCTCCAGATGACGGCCATTGACAACAATGTGGTGCAGGCCACCCGCGTGCTGGCCAGCCAGGCGGGCCGCACCATGGACAGCATCACCCGCGACGTGCTGGCAGGCGGCACCAATGTCCTCTATGTGCCCAAGGTGGCGGAGGACGGCACCGAG